TTGCTTACCAGCAAAGATTAACCTCTGTTGATCTGGTGGAATTCCTTCCTTATCTTGGACTTTAGCTTTTATATTTTCAATAGTATCAGATGGTTCGACATCAAGAGTGATTGTTTTACCTGTCAATGTTTTAATAAAGATTTGCATTAATATAATATAAGTTTTGGATTGAATAAAATATTTATTCAATTTTTATAGCCGGGTATTACACTATCTTTTATAGCTGGGTATTACAGTCGTGCTTTGCACAACTAGCTAATAGGGTATTACACCCGGTATTACACTACTTGTTATATTATCGTTATCTTTTTTAATTTGTTTATAATTAATTAATTCATTATTAATATCAATATCTTTTGATTCCAAATATTTAGCCTTGTATTTATAATATTTTTTTGTAATATCATGTAATTTTATTTCAAGTGCTAATATATCTGTTGATTTCTCATTATTTTTATTTTCTATATGTTCATCAAAACAGATAGAACTTTTATCCCATGTTAAGTGTTTAGCCATTAAACCTAAATTAATATTTATTTTTAAAGTTGGAAAGCATTCTTTAATTTTAATATTAACTCTATTTGATTCTAATACAAGTTTATTATAGATGTTACAAAAATTAATAAATTGCATATATGTTGGATCTTTAATATTTTGTTCATTAATATTAAATAACAGGTATATTAATTTACCAATATAAATAAAATCATCAGATGATATCGATATTGGTATATGATATATTTGCATTATTTTATCAGATATAAATCTAGTCCATTTTTCAAAATCTTTTTCTTTTCTTAAATATCTATACATTTCAAAAGGATTTTCAATTATTTTTTTAATTCTTGGATCAAAATTATATGGTATTATATTTTTGTTGAGTTTATCTTGATAAAATAATATATTATTGTTTTTATAAAATATATTTATATAATTTAATTTTTTTGGTAATGTATTCCAGGATAATTTACTTGCAATATCAATTAATAATATATTTGTTGACACAATTTTTTTAAATTTAGCAAAATTCTTTGGTGTTATTAGACTTTTAAATAATATAACTGATAATTTATTTGAATTATTAAAAAATATTTTAATTATACTTTTATGTAAATAATCATAATAAAATTTTTGGTTATATGTAATAGATTCAAAATCATTGTTTATAATTTGTGTTAATGCTTTTAATAAATTTACATATAATTTTTTAAGTTTGAATGGAATAATATTATTTACATTTATATTTAATATATCATTTAAATTTATCATATCTGATGTATTATTAGAATATCCATTGTTTTTTGATGAAATTAATATTTGTTTGTAATTATATAAACTAAAATATAAAATTTGATCAAAAGTATTATCTATATCATGTCTACTTATATTTAATGGATAACTATATCTTTGAAATAATATATTTAATATTTCATATATTATTGGTATATTTGTCGAATACTTTTTTGATATGTATTCAAAAAATGTATTTGAATATGAATTAGACTTTAAAATAGCAATATCATCAAATGATTCTTCAAGATCTTTAAATAATTTAGATAATATTAATAAATTACTCTTATTGTTATCTATTTGATAATATTCAATTATCTTATTACAATGTAATAATTCAATATTAAATATATTTTTTAGTATATTACATGTAAAATTATTATTAATAAATGTTTGATATATTATATAATCTTTATTTATATTATTATTTGGATGATAAAAATACCATTTAAAATTTTCAAATAATATATTTTTTATATTGCTTATAGAAATAATATTTTTATTAATGCTATGAACAAAAATTTTTATTATTTTATTTATAGCTAAATTACTAGGTTTTTCACTTTCAGTTAATTCTACAGAAACATTTTTATTATTTTGTTTTTCATGTTTATTAATAATTATGTAATAATAGTTATTTTTTTTAATATCTGAAATATTAAGTGGTTTATTAAAATCACGTGTATAATAATCAGTAAAATTCATATAATTATCTGAATCATTATTTGTTAACGTATATTTAAAAATTTTAATTTGATTTGATATTGTTAAAATTTTTTTTGGAAAATTATATTTTTGCGATATTTCTTTAATATTGGTATTTGAAATATGTGGAACTTTTACAAGAATAAATATAATTATTAATTTAATAATATTTATATCAAACCATAGATTATTTGTAAATTTATTTATATCACTAATATTTTGTAGATTATCTAAATTATATGCATTTATATAATTAGTATTTATTAAATTAAATAAATTATGTATATCTATTTCATTAAATTTCATTAATTTTAAATTAAAATTAACATTTAATATTTTATTAATGTTATAAAAAAAATCTATATTGTTATCAATATTAAAATTATATGTGGATAATATAATATATGGATTAAAAACAATATCATTTATAATAATCATTTTTAAAGGAAAACAAATTGGAAAATAATCAATCCCATTATATTTATTATAAATTGGTATTTTAATAATACCATTTTTATTATCTAATGAATTTATAATAATTTGATTTTCATGTATATTAATGGAAAACTTATTTAATATAAGTTTCCCATCCATACAAATATGTATTTTATGTATCATTATACCTAATAATTATTATATTCTTAAATAGAAATGAATTAATGTGATCTAGCAACAATTTTATATATTATATTTTTATACTCATCCCAATTATTTTTCCACATTACTGATGCATCAACATTAGCAGGTGATTCAAAATTTGGATTTGATAACATTGATAATATACTCATTAAAACAGAATTTACACTATGTGATGGATTCCATCTTTCAGCTATAGATTCATATCCCCATTCATCTTGACCATTATGTAAAATACTAATACATACTTTTCCATCAGTATAAATATTTGGATGATATATATTTGATATAAATTTAAATTCAGGTGCTTTATTTGGATAATCATGTGGAAAATTAAATTGACAATTAAATATCCCCCCTTCAAATGGTGAATCTGGCGGTCCAATTAAAATTACATTCCATGTATAGAAATTTTTAGGATCAGGGCAAACACTATAAAAATAATTTGGATCAAGTATTATTTGTTTATATTCTGCATGTAGTCTTTTTAAAGCCATTATAATAGTATAAATATTATTATAATAATGTTAAAATAAATCAAATTTTTTTATAAATAAAAAATTAGTATCTTTTACTATCTATACTTTTTATAGAATCTCCCTAATAATGTATGAACACCGTACAATGAAAAAAAGCTCTGCATTTTTAATGAATGTTTATTGTTAAGAAAGCATAGCTTAATGATAACCGTTTAATACAGTAATATCTTTAATATTATAACATCCATCTATATTTAAAGTATGGACATCTCTTAATGGGCTAACGTCAGTAATATCTGTACAATCACTTAAATCTAAATTTTTAACTTTGCCTAATGTAGCAATATCTTCGTCAGTTATATTACAACAATAACTTAAATTTAATGTATTGACGTTTATTAAAGCACATACACCTGTTATATTTTCGCAATTACTTAAATTTAAATTATTAACATTTCCTAAATCACTTACATCATCGATATTATAATTATAACTTAAATCTAAAGTATTGACTTTACCTAACATACTTACATCTATTACATTTGTACACCAACATAAATTTAAATTATTAACATTTCCTAAATCACTTACATCATCAATATTAAAATTATAACTTAAATCTAAAGTGTCTACATTTTTTAGTGCACTAACATTGATAATATTATAACAACCTTTTAAAATTAAGGTATGAACATTACCCAATGAACTAACATCTTTAATATTAGTACAACCTTCTAAATTTAAATAATGTATATTTCCTAAAACAGAAATACCATCATCAGTAATGATATCACTATTATTCAAATCTAAATACAGTTGTTTTCGTGGATTAAATATTTTTTGTAATATAATAGTTCTAAATATTTCATCTTTATAATACAGTTCAGAATATTGTTTGTTTAATTTGTAATTAACATATTTTTTATATTCAAACAATGATTGACACGTAATGGAAAAATTCCAAAAATCACCGTATTCAACTAAACGACGGAAAAAATATGAGTTAGAACATGTTCTAATCATATTTTGTGCATATGGCTGATTTGATGCATTAATAAAAGCACGGCGTGTGGGTTGGGTATTAGTATTATTTGTCATGGCCTTTAAAGAACACATGTAATATCTTCGATTTTAATGATAAGTTATATTCTTTAATTTTCAATTTTTTTTATTTTATAAAAAAAATCAATGGCAATGTTTATAAAAATAGTTTTTATAACATTCGCACACATTTTTTTAATAATAAATCAAATCAATGGCAATGTTTATAAAAATAGTTTTTATAACATTCGCACACATTTTTTTAATAATAAATCAAATCAATGGCAATGT